GGTTTAAAGATTCCATCGAGATCCTTCCTGGAAGATATGCAGTACCTGAAAATGCGGGTGCAGCAATCCTCAGAGGGAAAACAGACTCAGGTCTTGAGCTTGTTATGAGTAAGCAGTTCGATATAAATACATACAAGACAAAATACCGTCTTGATGCAAGATGGGGTGTTGTGAACCTCGCTCCTGAGATGTCAGGAATCATGCTGTTTGGTCAGCCGTAAGTAAAAAATAGAACAGGGAGTGTAGACTCCCTGTTTCTTTTAATAAATAGGAGAGAATAATGAGTAAGAAAATCAAGTTCCCACGAAGCCTGTACAAAAAAGAAGGTCCTGAAAAGCTGTATTCTGCGGGTAAAGTTTATGAGTACTCTAAAGTAGATGTTAATAACAAAGAGCAGATGGACCTGGCTATCGATGAGGGGTACTCTGATGATTTCTCCATTGTTACTTCTAATGAAGAAGTAGTTGCTGTTGAGAAAAAAGAAGAAGTTGTCAAAGAAGATAACTTTGAGGATGACTTTTAAGGAGTTTTAAATGAGCTATACTAAGGGCGAACTTGTTCATGCAGCACTTGAAGAAATAGGTATAGCAGCATATGAGTTTGACATATCTCCTGAGCAAGTATCAGCCGGAATAAGACGGCTTGATTCAATGATGGCTGAATGGAGTATAAAAGGCATCTTAGTAGAGTTTCCTATAAGCAAAGAGCAAAACTCTGACCCAAGTGATAATTCCAACATACCGGATTGGTCATGGGAAGCGGTTATTACTAACTTAGCTGTTAGAATAGCTCCTTCTTATGGGAAAGCTGTTTCTATGGAAACCAAAACCTCAGCACAGAAAGCATACAGAGCTGTTTGTGCTGAGTATGCTAAACCTAGACCATCCAGATTCCCCTCTATGCCAAAAGGTGCGGGATATAAAAATACAACTTATAGGTGGACTTCAGCTGCTGAAGATGACCAATTAAAAAAGGTGGATGAGGAGTTTGATCCATCGGGAGGACCAGTATAAATGAGTAGAAATTATTCTCGTAAATCAGATCCCGTATTTTCGGATCTTGCACTTATATGGGATTCAGCCAACAGTGATTGGAGGTTATCTACACTTCAAGATATAGCTAATCTCTTTGCTACTGATGAATCAGTTGATGCTACTATGAAGGAACCCGCATCTCAGTATGCTGCCCCTGTTGCTTCTGGTTCCAATGTTCTTGTAACAGATGACAATAAAGACACACATTTGATTCTAACTCCCGCTGCTACTTTGGCTGAGCTTACTATAACACTTCCTTCTTCTGGAATGGCTAGAGATAAGCAAAGACTATTGGTTAACTGCACTCAGCAGATTACAAGTTTAACTATAGCTACAAATGGAGCTACTGCTATATACGGTGTACCTTCTTCCCTTGGAGCCGATGATTTTTTTACACTTAAATATGACATCGTAGCTAACTCTTGGTATAGAATCGGTTAAGGAGTATTAAATGTCAACATTAGTAGTTAGCCCACTTCAAGTGTTTACGGATGTAGACGGAAATCCTCTTGAGGAAGGTTACATTGTTCTAGGGAAACCGGATTCTGACCCTTCAACTGACCCTGTTCAGGCTTATTGGGATTCTAATTTATCAACTCCCGCAAATGATATAAGAACAAAAGGTGGGTATCCAGATAATAATGGATCGCCAGGGAAACTTTACACATCCTCATCTTATTCAATAGTAGTAAAGAATAAAAGAGGCATCCAGGTTTATGCAAGAGCTAACTCTGATGATTTTGCTAAAGGAAACTATTTTCCAGACGGTGTAGAACTCACATCCGGCAGAAAGGCTTTTCAGGAGTTGTCATCAGGAGCATTAAGCACTTCGGGGTGGTATACTATTGCTGAGGCAGAAGCAGTTGAAACTCATGCAGCTATGGCAACGTTTCATGTCATGTCAACAGGCGGTAGAGCAGGTGGTTGTTATGTTGCATTAAGACCAACAACATCAGCCAGAACACTAGCAAATTCGTCGATAAGCCTTTTGGGGGGTGCAGACTCAGGAATAAATTACACAAGTGATATAACAAGTTTCAGAATAGCGAAATCTGATTCTGTCTCTGGGAGTGGGTTTAAAGTTCAAATGAAAATTATATCTGGGGACGCATATAGTATTCAGATGTTCGGTAATGTTGGTAGATCAACACTAAAAGGGCTTGAACTAGTCTCCCCATACCTAGACAACACCCCAATACTCCCAGACGGTATAACACCGTCTACGTTTCTTGAGGCAGGGGCGGAGATACCCTTAGAAGGTTCATCAAACAGAGCAACATTTCCGTTCGCATCAGTATTACGGTTGTCAGACGATGTTGCTTCTATGCTAATAACAATGCCTTATATTTTAAAACAGGGGACAGGTTTAACTTTGACTAATGCCTCCACGCTCACTCAATTACTATGGTCTTCTGGTGCTATTGACATAACAAGTGCGGTATTAAGTAATGTCACACTCCCTGATCCATATACGATCTATTGCCAGATAAATTTAGTAGGTGGGTTTAGTGGCGTAGGAACTAGTCCTTTAAGACTGGCTACAGCTGGCACTGGCGGTAAACTAACAATAACAGGATAAGGATAAAACATGGAAGAAGAAATAATTTACACATTTATATTAACAAAAACTGATGGGACTTATCTAGGGTGGAGTAAGGCAAAAGAAATTCCCCCATGTGGTGATACTGATAATATGTCATGGGTAGAATGGAACAAGCCACTGCCAGATGATATTGATACAGTGCAATACAAATACGAAAATGGAGAATTAAAGGCGGTATAAATGCAAATACCTATCCTCAATGGAGTTTACACAGCTGAAAGTGCTGATTACAAAACTCAATACCCAGTGAATATGCTCCCTGTAATTCAGGATACTGGCATATCTAAAGGGTACCTACGTCCTGTTGAAGGTATTGAGGAATTGGGAGAAGGTCCAGGTGTTTCCAGAGGTGCTATCAACTGGAATAATGAGCATTACCGAGTAATGGGAAGTATTCTATGCCGAATAGATAAAAACGGAATTGTTACAGAAATAGGTGATGTAGGAAATAATAGTAAAAGAGTCTCTATGGACTACTCTTTTGATCTATTAGCAATAGCTTCTGATGAGCGATTATTTTATTATGATGGAGATATTCTATTAGAGGCGACAGATCCCGATTTTGGAGTAGTTCTCGATGTAGTATGGGTAGATGGGTATTTCCTTACTACTGATGGTGAATATATTGTTGCTACTGAGATCACAGACCCAACGTCTACTCTTCCAACTCGATATACCTCTTCTGAATATGACCCCGATCCAATTGTAAGTATTCTCAAGTTACGAAATGAGATACATGCTATTAACAGGTATACAATTGAAGTATTCCGAAATGTCGGTGGCACAGAGTTTCCTTTTCAGAGAGTAAATGGTGCGCAGATCCAGAGAGGTGCTTTAGGGACTCATTGTTCTGTTGTCTATGAAGAGGCTATTGCTTTTCTTGGAAGTGGTAGAGGTGAAGCTCCCGCAGTGTACTTAGGTGCAAGTGGTCAGACTCAAAAGATAAGTACTCGTGAAATAGATGAGATATTGGAAGAGTACACAGAAGAAGAGTTAGCTCTTTCTGTCTTAGAGACATTGAACGATAAAAGCCAGGCTTTTTTATGGGTTAGGCTCAAAGATAAAACACTTGTGTATGATCTGACAGCTTCCAGAGTAGTTGGTGAACCCGTGTGGCATATCATGAGAAGTGGGGTATCTAAACTTGGACCATATAGAGCTAGAGATGTTATCTACTGCTTTGACTCATGGCAAGTTGGAGATACTAATAGTGCAAAGGTGGGTATTCTGAACAAGAATATCTCAACTCATTTTGGTGACAAATCAAGGTGGGAGTTTCAGACAAAGATCATTTACAATGAAGCCCGTGGAGTTATTTTAAAGAAACTTGAGCTAATTGCACTTACCGGACGTACTGTTGGCTTTGAAGAGCCTTATATTTCAACTGCATACTCATTGGATGGAAGAGTATGGAGCCAAGAGAAGTACATTAAAACTGGCATACACGGAGATAGGTTAAAAAGACTTGTCTGGTGGAATAGAAATATTATGAGAAGAGAAAGGGTTCAACGATTCAGGGGTGATAGTGATTCATACATAGCAGTGTCTCGCTTAGAAGCAGACCTTGAACCATTGGGAGTATAGAGTCCTTGAGGTATGAACTTTCATACTGTATAATAAGGGTAGGAGTTTAATATGGGATTTTTTAAAGATGTTTGGAATACTCTTGTTGTAGAGCCTACCGAAATGATTTCAGGTGTTACTGCAGCTGAAGAAGCGGGAGCAGCACAGCAAGCTGCAATGCAGCAGAGTATCGATTTCCAAAGAGAAATGATGGAGCAGCAGAGAGGACTCCTAAACCCCTATGTTGAAGCGGGTGAAGGCGCACTTCAGGCTCAACAGGCACTAACAGGTGCACTTGGTCCAGAAGCTCAGGCAGCTGCATACCAACAGATTCAAAACTCCCCTGGCTTTCAATCAGCCTTACAACAGGGTGAGACATCAATCCTTCAAAATGCTTCAGCTACAGGTGGTCTTAGAGGTGGCAATGTTCAGGGAGCTTTGGCTCAGTATTCACCTCAACTACTATCTCAGGCTATTGACCAAAGATATAGCCAGTTAGGAGGACTCACTAATCTCGGACAGGCTTCAGCTGCGGGAGTTGGAGCCGGAGCAATGGGCAGGATCGTGACTGGGAAAC